ATTCAAACCGATATTGCTACTATAAAAGCAGAACTTGAGAGCTTAGAATCTAAAATGAACGAGAATAACAAGAACCCATTGTCTGGGTAAATTTGTAAGGGTTTTTAAGAAAACAGCTTCACAGCACACCGGTAGCGCGCTTTTGTTGTGTTACTCCAGGCCTTAGGTATACTAAGGCTAATAATTAACTAACAGCCTTGTTAGAGCGTCCTACGCCTTTTCCTCGCATTAACTGTCTAATAGAGTAATTTTCTGCTGCATTTCGTAGATTTATGATTTTTCTTTCCATTTTAGAGAAAGTATTCCAATCACGAACCTCCGTTGCAGTTCTTCCACAACCTCTGCATCTGTCATCTCCCCATTGGGTGCATGAACAAATACCAACACAGGGACAATCGGCCACACTTGTGCATCGTCCTAAAGTTTTTGAGTGTTGGGTAAAGATTCCAACTTCTTTCATCTAGTCCTCCAGCAGATTAATAAGCTTAGCTAAGTACCATTGAGCTTTTTTCAAATCCTCAACCTTGTTCTTATACTCATATCTCCACATGTATTTGATTGCATTGCCTTTACAGTATCCAGCAAAAGCGTCTTTGCTCATGCTTTCTTCTATTGCATCAATGCACTCTATTCCACCTTGGTTATAGTGAGGTGGTTTGTTTACCATATCCATATCTGAATTCCATTTCATTTATTAATTATCCGTATTTAAACATATGTTGCTTATTTTAGCTATATATGCTTCAAAAGTCACGGCACACCTCAAAAAGCAATCTAAATAAAAAAACTCTGTTTCCGGGTTACTTGTTATACAAACACCGTTAGGGGACCCCAGAACTATGTACGCAGGAAGATTATCGTCATGCGCTCGTCGTATCCAGATTCGTTGTTGTTGTGAAAGGTTGACTGGTACTTTTGACGTACCGCGGTCAGGAAGATCTTGTACGTATTTGTACTCTATAAAACAAAAGCCAGCTGGGCCAGAATAGAACGCATCAGGTACGCCCCCATGGTAGGGGTCATTGATTTTCCACTTATAAACTTCTTTTGGTAGTTTCTTGTGGACTTTGTTGATGAAATCCTTTTCTTTCATTAATTAATTAGTATACACGATGCGACAACTAGTGTCGCACCATGTACGCACGGCAATTACTTAATGCTTTCGAATACCTTCTTAGCATTGTTATAATCATCTTCAGTCGACCAACCCATATTTTCTACTTGTATATTGTAGAACTTTTGGCCAGCTCGATTCTGAGTTTGTAGAGAAGCCATTTTCCATAAAGATGAAAAACGATCTCCACTTAAACCCGCAATCTGACTGTTCCACTCTCTCGACACTCGTAGCTTAGAAGATGCACAGTCAAACAAGAACGGTATTTCTAACGATCCAGTTTCTGCATTCTTTCTAATTAACAAATGTGAATGAGTTTCAGTGATGTCATAATCATCTGGGTTCATTCCTTGAGTCACAAGGGATTCAATAGCTTCTTCTTTGCTTGCAAAGCTTCCTGCTAATCCACCTCCTTTCTCACGTTTTTTCCAAGCTACAAACTCTTCAGTAAATCGTACGTTCATTACGTAGACCTCCTGACCGTAGTTTTCCCTTGTTATAGTGTTAATGAAATCACCGGGCTTTGCGCCTGTAATACATTCACTATGGTTTTCATCAACTTCATTGCTAAGCTGCTGAAGTTGTTTCACCCTAGGGGTTTGTAGATGGGCTGCGGTAATGTTTTCATTACCCAGTCCGCTCCCTTTTGTTGCGTGCGCAGGGACTTTATCGCTTACTAATGCTATATCACTCATGGTTATTACTCCGTTTTTCGTTGATATTATTATTTCGACCTGAAGTTCATTCGGGTCAGTTCAGTTGCTTCTACGCCTGGAACATCCTGTCCCATTTGTATTAGCTCCCTAAAGGCCACTGCTGACATGCGTTTTTGCATCAACTCGAACTGCCCCGTGGCAATTACATGTTGATGTACCGCATCCCAGTCGCGAACTGTCGGGACTATTTCCTGTTTAATGGAAACAGTACACGCATCATTACCAACCCGATCAATTCCTTGATCTTTAAGGCTAATAATAATCTGTGTTTCTAGATCATCCTTTTTTGCTTTAAGGATTTTCTCTTGTTCAGTTAAAGTGACAATTTCTTGTCGTGTGTTGGCTAAATCATTTAGCAGTTCGTCCATATTCATTAGTGAATTATCTCCGTATCTGAGGCAGGTTGTGCAAAGTACACCTCGTCTGTTAGTTGTAAAGCTTCTTTGCTAGCTTCTAAAATTAGTTCGGCTAAAGTTCCAGGTAAGTCTTCTTCTTTAGTTTTTTGATGAAGCAGTTCACTCATTGCAAAAATTAAAGCTGTTGCAATTGCTTGAGTAGGTCTTTTTTGTAATTCATCTAAAGTTTCTTTCATGTCTTCGCTTAAATATAAAGCAAATTCTTTTCTATCTGACATTGTTAAGCTCCGTTAAAATGTGTAGTAAATTTTCCATTTTGCCTAATTTAGTATTGAGTTTGGTATATACATCTTCTTCCCAAGTTTTATGTGCAGCAATAAGAATAGTTTCTGTTTTTTCTTTTTGTCCAGATCTATGTATGCGTTTATTAAACTGTTGAAAATGTTCTGCGTTGTATGTAGGTGAACACCAAATAGCAGCTGTAGCTTTTGTAAGTGTAAGACCATGACCTGCAGATTGTGGATGACAAAACAATACTTGTATTTGGCCTGCTTGAAAACGTTCTACAATAGCACTGCGTTTGTGTGCAGGTACTGATCCATCTATAAGATCGTAAGTAATGTTTTGTTTTTCTGCTAATGCTATTAGTGCATCACGTTCGTGTTTCCAATTAAACGCTACAATTGAATGAGCTCTAGTAGATACTAGTTGCATAACAATGTCATAGCGTTCTTGGTGTAGATATTGAACGTTGCCATCTTCATCATAGACACCGCCTGAAACTAATTGTAATAACTTCTTAACTCGGGCCCCTGCATGTACAGCGTTAATGGTCCCTGACTTAGTGTATAAAACTGATTCTTTAACAAAGAGATCGTACATAGTTTGTACGCCTGTGGATAACTTTGTACGTACAGTGCGAACTATGTTTTCTGGTAAATCAATACAATCTTCAAGAGCGTATCGTATGGTTATGTCGCTAAGCTTTTCAGCTACAGCTTCTTCTATGCCAGGTTTGTCAACCCATTCATTGGCAAAGCCATTAAAACGTGGTGTACATACTTGGTTTCTGAAAGCCCAATAGCGTTCTCCTAGACGTTCTCCGTCATCTACGAGAAGCGCTGGGTGCCATAAATCTAGAATAGTATTACTGTTAGGAGTACCAGACATGGCAATCCTATTAGTAAAACGTGAGATAAGTTTTCTAATATTTTTACTGCGCTGTGCTTGTTGGTTCTTAAAAGCAGTAAACTCATCAATAACGATTGTAGAAAATCCGTCAAGGTAATGTGGATTTTTACATAAAAAATTGACAGCTTCGAAATTAGTAATGACCATTTCAAAGGAATCATCTTCAAATATCTTTTTACGGTTTTTAGCATATGCTACTCCAAATTTAATGTCAGGTTGAAACTTGTGTATATCTTCTGCCCATGCTGCTTCTAGTATAGAAAGAGGAGCTAAGACAAGCGTTTTGCCTGAAAAGTTAATGTGTGCATCCAATACAGCGCGTGTTTTACCTGTGCCAGGATCAGATGTAATAAGACATCTAGGCTGGGATAAGATAAATTTGGTGGTGGCAGATTGATGCTCATAGGGGGGTGGGATTTCTCGTTCGTCGTTCATGTAAATTCCTCGTTGTTCGCATTCGGTGTTAGTTAGTTGAATGCTAAGTTGTTAGTATACTACTTTATTGCCCATTCGCAATAGGGATCTTCTCCTTTACCAAATGAACACCATCTACAGCTATTAGTAGAAGGGTTCGGTGGAAATTTAGTAGCTGTTGTCATGTTAATTGCTCGCTCCTGTAGTTTAGGAAGGAACATCATGGCCTGATCTCGTGTGTACGTTTTTTCCATAGTTGTTCCATGATCTAAATACCACAGTTCTGTTCTTGCAATTTCTAAATCTGGGTATCTTAAGAAGCTACCTATTGCGTAAGTAAGAGCTTGCTGGGAATGTGCTATTTCATTACCATATTGTTTACCTGTTTTGTAATCTATTACACGTGCTGAGGTCTCTGATTCTTCTACGTACGCATCTAACTTGATACGCGCCCAAACACCAGGTTCCATCCAACCGCATGGTTCCCAATCTATAGTGAATCCCCATTCTCCTTCTAGTTCTACAGTAGCGTTTATAAAACCTTCTCTCATATCTTTAAATTTAGTCTCAAACTTTTTAAGAGTGTCTGGCATTTCTGCTATGTTTCCACGTACGTAGTCTTCAGCCTGTGTATGTATGTCTGTACCACGTGCAGCGGCTGGTCCGTAGTCTTCTTGTACTTTTTTAACCTTAGCAATGTAAGATCTGTATGCGCAGGTTTCGTATGTTTTTAAAGCGGAGTAAGACCAGGCTGGAATTAAGCCCAGTTTCTTTGGAGGTTCGGCCTCTAATACATTTATTAGATCTGGCCGCTTGTTTTGTACAAGCTTAATCATATTAGTGTTAGCTTTCCTAGCTACTTTCCTTCAGTAATAAGTTATCTCTTTGTTCAAAGTGTTCTTTAATAAGAGACTTACGTATATTGTCGTCTAATTTCCAAGTTAATACAACTCCGCGTGGTATAGAAGCGTT